GGTTGACTAACTATGTTAACGAACAACAAACAGACTTAATCTCGAGATTATACTTCGAGAAGACTTCAAGTGATTATTTCACTTTGCAATCAGGCGTTAAAAAAACTGACGCTTTACACCTTTTAGCGGTAACCGCTTTTCCTCAAGATGGTAGCGGATGTTCTCCTACTGCATCTGGTGATGTAGTATTTACTAACAGAGACATAACCGTAGGTCAAATCACTTACTTTAGTGGTTTCTGTATGAAGGATCTTATACCTAAATACACTCAAATCTTGCTAAGAGCTGGCAACGCTGAGACTGAGGATATGGCTTTCGAGGCTGAGGTCGCAGATTCTATAATCAAAACTATTATGGAGCATAACGAGGTTGCAGATTGGCAAGGAGATACTGCTTCAGGTAACGTATACATAAACAGATACGACGGTCTAATCAAAATAATTGACGCTGCTACTACTGCGGTAGATGGTAACACTACTTCAGCTACTGCGATTACTTCAGGGGCTTCAGGAAACGTAGATACTTTAGTAAACGCAATGGCTAACGCAAGACCAGCGAAAGTAAAGTCTGCTCTTAACCAAGTGTTATTCGTAGGTCAAGATACTTTCGATAAATACGTAGACACTCTTAACGCTAAAAACTTATTTAACGTAGACGCTACTTCTTGGGCTAACTATTCAGTATCTATACCGGGGAAAAACATCACTCTTGTAGGTGTTGTAGGACTTGATGGTACTGACAGAATGTTCTTAGGTACGCAAGAAAATTTCTTCTTAGGTTTTGACCTTCAAAATGACGAAGAGGAGTTTGATATGTGGTACGAGAAAAAAGATGACAAGGTTTACTACCGAGTTAAATTTAAGAGAGGTCTTCAAGTTGCGTATCCTAACGAAATAGTAGAGTTTACTTTGGCATCTTAATCATAACCATAACTAATTTAAAATAAATATTATGGCGTGTGATTTAACCCAAGGATTTACGGTAGGATGCAACGATAGTGCGGGAGGTATAGCAGAGTTTTACTTTGCTAATATGCCTACTGACTTCGCGGTAGCTAAAAACGTAAGCGGCGAGGCTTCAGCAATTACTGGAACTGGACTTGCATACTACAAATACGAATGTACAAACGCTCAAGGTGCAGCTTCTACTATGAACGATAACCCAACGGTTAACGCTCAGAACGGAACAAGCTACTTTGACCAAACTTGCACCTATGTACTTAACAAAATGGACTCTGCGAAACGTAACGAAATAAAGTTACTTTCAAGAGCTAAACTTTCAATAATCATAAAAGACAATAACGGTCGATATTGGTTAATGGGAGAAACTAACGGCGTTCGTATGACCGCTGGCGATAACGGAACGGGAACGGCTTTAGGAGATAGAAATGGTTATAGCCTTTCATTCCAAGGTCAAGAGCCTGAGCCTATGGCAGTAGCTTTAGCGGCTTCTTTTCCTTTAGCTTAACAAGAGTTTAAACTCTAACAATACAGCCCACTACTTACCGGTGGTGGGCTTTTTTTTATACAATGGACATAATCACAAAAAACACAACCAACTATATTTACACTAATATCTCTAACGAGGTAGTAAACGAGTATTATACTATGACCATTGAAGCGGCTGAGTACACCGTAAACGTCACTTTAGACGCTCCTACGGGAGTAAATAATAGGTATGTAGCATTTGAGCTTATAGAAGGCTCTCAAGACCTTGCAAACGCTACAATAGAATTGCCTAATAACGGCGATTACCCTTATAAGATAATTAACGCCACAACTTTAGGCGGAACTACTGGAGTAGAAATACACAGAGGTATATTAAGACTAAAACAAGAGCAAGAGGTAGTCTACTCTTACACCAACGAAGAGACAACGATAATTTATGAATAATCACTCAATAATAACCGAGTTTGCATCGGCTGAGATACCTAAATTTTTAGAGAAAAAGAATCAAAATATAGTTTATTTTGGTGTAGATAATATTTACCCTTTTGAGCTTATAGATTTATACAACGATAGCAGCACTCATAACGCTATTATTAACGGCAAAGTAGGTTATACGGTAGGCAACGGCTTACACTCTGACGACTTAGATACTAAAAAATGGCTATCTTTTGCAAATATTGACGAAGATTGGACAAGTTTACTTAAAAGAATCTCTTTAGATTATGAGCTTTTTAACGGATATGCTATCGAAGTAATTAAAACTGGAGTAGGCAACCAATATCATCACATAGACTTTGCTAATATACGCGTAGGTTTAGATGGAGGCTTGCAATATTCGGACGAGTGGATAACCGATAAAGGGGCAAGAAACGGCAAACCTAAAATACAGTACTTAGATAGGTACAATCCAAAAGACGAAGAGCAAAAGAGAGGCGTAATTTATCACGTAGATTACCGCCCAAACCTTAAATACTACCCTTTGCCCGTATACGTTGGCTCACTAGCTGAGATTAAAACAGACGTACAGATAGGTGATTATTGGCTCAACGAGGTAAAAAATGGTTTTGTAGGCGGCACTTTAATCCAGCATAACAACGGAGTACCCGAAACTCAAGCAGAGGCTAAGGAATTTGAAGAAACTTTCCAAGATAAGTTCGGCAAAGCTACGGGTACTAAAATAGTACACCTATTCGCTCCAAGCAAGGAGAACGGAAGTGAGATAAGCAACCTAAACGGCAACGATTTACACGAACGCTATTTAGAGATGAGTAATAGAGTTAAAGAGTCTATTTTTATCGGACATCGAGTAACTAACCCTATTTTATTCGGAGTAAAAGAAGCTGGGCAATTAGGAGCAAGAAACGAGCTTGACTTAGCATACGAAATATTTACTAATACGTATATAGCAGAGAGACAAAATACTCTTTTAAGAACTATAAAGAAACTAGCTTTTTTAGAGATACAAAAAAGCGACATAGAGATAATACCTCTTAAACCTATCGACTCCGTAGACCTTAGCTCTGACATTATATTAGCTAACTTAACCCGTAAGGAGATAAGAGATTTAATCAACGAGCAGACTGGCTTAGAATTAGCCGAAGAGGTAGCCGCTCCAGTTGCTCCCGTTGCTTTATGTTCGCACTTTTCGGATGATGAGGATATAAGCCACTTATTCGACAACATCGGAGTAAGCGAAGACGACTACGAAGAGATAGAGGCTTTCGACATTCACTTCGACTCAGACGGTAGCCCGATGGAGTTTGCTACTACTGGGCAAGGCATAATACAAAGAGTTTTAAAAGCTATTTTAACAAATCCATTAATACAAGCAAGCGGAATAAGTAGCGCATTGGAGCTTACGTTCCCTGAGTTAATCGCTTCAATAAGTGTACTAAAAGACTCTAAATTAATAGAGATTACCGGAGAGGCTATAAACTTAACCCCTACGGGCAAGAAAGTAGCTGAGGTAATAGATGTGCCGCAAACAGAGGTAAAATATAAGTACACGCTTAGAAGTGACGCTCCAGCTTTAAAAGGGGAGTCTCGAGATTTTTGCCGTAAAATGATGAGTAAAAGAAAGCTATACTCTAAGGCAGAAATAGAGCTTTTACGCAACGATATGAAGTCAAGTAGTATAACAGACGTAACCGACGTTTGGTTAGCTAGGGGAGGCTGGTATCGTAAGCCCGAGACCGACACAAGTATTCCTTATTGTAGACATATTTGGAAACAAGTAATTGTAAGAAAGAAATGATTTTAATAGTAAGCCCAGCCTTTGTAAAAGAGAATACCGTACTAAACTACAACGTTGATGACGGATATTTGAAGCCTCTAATCGATAGCATTCAAAATACTTTTATTAGACCTATTTTGGGGAGTGCTTTGTTTGATCAGGTGCAAACGCAAATTCGTACTAATACGGTATCGGCTCTAAACGAAACTTTAATAAAAGAATATTTACGAGACGCTTTAAAATGGGAGGTATGCCACAAGTACACTCGCATAGGTACGTATAAACTAACCAACAAGGGAGCGGGAACGCACTCAGGAGACAACTTTAGTACTTTATCTCAGCAAGAGCTGGTAACTGCAAAGAATATCTTTAAGGATAACGCAGATTTTTA